AATATTATACGGATGGCCGCTTTTACAATTTGAATTTCTTTAAGAAATTACAATCATGCCATTTGGTACTCACTATATATTGAGTACCAATCACCGATTGCATAGCCAAGTTTGTTGAGTACCGATTGACCAAGTCAATGGCTCCTCCTAAGCGTTTTCAAATATATGCCAAAAACTTTTTCCTCACTTATCCACAATGCTCTCTTACTAAAGAAGAGGCACTTTCCCAAATAAAAAACCTAAACACCCCAACAAATAAAAAATACATCAAAATCTGCAGCGAACTTCATGAAGATGGGAGCCCTCATCTCCACGTGCTTATCCAATTCGAAGGCAAATACAAATGCCAAAATAACAGATTCTTCGACCTGGTCTCCCCAACCAGGTCAGCACATTTCCATCCGAACATTCAGGGAGCTAAATCCAGCTCCGACGTCAAGTCCTACCTGGAGAAGGACGGAGACACCCTCGACTGGGGAGAGTTTCAGATCGACGGACGATCTGCAAGAGGGGGTCAACAATCAGCCAATGATGCTTACGCCCAGGCAATTAACAGCGGCAGTAAGGCTGAGGCTCTTAGAGTAATTAAGGAGTTAGCTCCTAAAGATTATGTTTTACAATTTCATAATTTAAACTCTAACTTAGATAGGATTTTTGCACCTCCTTTAGAGGTTTTTGTTTGTCCATTTCTTTCTTCTTCATTCGATCAAGTTCCAGAAGAACTTGAAGAGTGGGTTTCTGAGAATGTGAGTGGTGCCGCTGCGCGGCCTTGGAGACCCAAAAGTATTGTGATAGAAGGTGATAGTCGTACAGGTAAAACAATGTGGGCCAGATCACTGGGACCACACAATTATTTGTGTGGACATCTTGATCTAAGCCCAAAAGTATACAGTAATGATGCTTGGTATAACGTCATTGATGACGTAGACCCCCACTATCTAAAGCACTTTAAAGAATTCATGGGGGCCCAAAGGGACTGGCAAAGCAACACTAAGTACGGGAAGCCAGTTCAAATTAAAGGTGGAATCCCAAGTATCTTCCTTTGCAATCCAGGCCCAACATCATCATATAAAGAGTACTTGAATGAGGATAAAAATTCAGCATTAAAAGATTGGGCATTAAAGAATGCAGAATTCATCACCCTCAACAGCCCATTGTACTCAGGTACCAATCAAAGTGCAACACAGAATAGCCAAGAGGAAGCCCATTCGGAGACGGAGAGTTGATCTAACGTGCGGGTGCTCATACTACTTCGGCATAGATTGTGCAAATCATGGATTTTCGCACAGGGGAATTACTCACTGCAACTCAATGCGAGAGTGGCGTGTATACCTGGACGATCAAAAATCCCCTATATTTCAAGATAACCAAGCACCACGAGAGACCATTCAACACCAACCACGACATCATAACGATCCAAATACAATTCAACCACAACCTGAGGAAAGCGTTGGGAATACACCAGTGTTTTCTGATCTTCCAGATCTGGACTCGTTTACAACCTCAGACTTGGCGTTTCTTAAGAGTATTTAGGGTTCAATGTATGAAATATTTAGATAATTTGAGTGTAATTAGTATTAACAATGTAATTAGAGCATGTAATCATGTATTATGGGATGTATTGGAAAAAACAGAATATGTAACACATTCTCATATAATAAAATTCAATATTTATTAATTCGTAACGGAGTCATAGAAATAACTCCTTACTTTCAAAGTAGCATACACGGGATTAGAGGCATGAGTACATGCCATGTACAACAAAAGAGCATTCTCAGTGTGATTCTCGTACTTCCCAGCTTCTTGGTGATTGTACACAACATGATTATTAACACGATAAAACTTCCTAATTATCGCCTGCTCCTTAGCTGCATACTGTCCACCAGTAACTGTTGCCTGGAACCTCCTCAACACCTGGAAACGATCACGATGGTCGTTCTTGACGGTAGCCGTAGAAGGTTCATTATCGTAAACATTAAACACCTGCTGAAAATCATTAGGAGTTCCACTAGGACGTCTATCCCTCACTATCCAGAACATAACGGTGTTAGTGTGGTTCTTCACCTTGATGTTTTCATCCATCCAAATCTTGCCAACAAAATACAGTGACTTAACACAGAAACGTTTACCAACACGATGGGTCAAACCCACTCCCCTAGTAACACCAGACAGACATATGACCTTACCCATGTGACCGATATCATTCTTTGCATCGAAAGATTGGACTTTGCAAGGCCCTTCACAGGCTCGTGGAACATCAGGGCTTCTGAACATCCTGTACATCCTGGGCTTTCGATACATGGGCCGATTGACCCATGATTTCCTTTTGTTTGTGACGAGGACAGTGGTGGCAGCAGCACGGCTGGTATAAGGGCTGTCGAAATTCAACCGACGACGCACCTTGGATGCGGGAGTGGAAATGACTATATCTGCGGGACGCTTCGACATAATCTCGAGCACGAACAACTAAAATTAAATCACGAATTAAATCGTACCCTAACGTATCCGGAGAGTATGTATTTTCTACTAACTGCAAATACTTAATTGCTAACATGCACCTAAAACCGTGAACGGTTTCAGGAAACTCATTAAGCAATGGATCCCACATAGTGCGGAATGAACTACTTGCTAAGGAAGTTTAAATAGAGGGACCACCACTAATTTAACTTTGAGGGAGCGTTTTTATTGGCCGACATGTCTTTGTCAGTTAGTGGAGGGGGGACCACTTTAACACTTTGCGCGGCCATCCGGT